GTATCTTCTATCACCGTGGTTAATGGTGGAAGTGGATATGAGACCAAGAAGAGAACTGCACCTATTACAGGAATCAATACATCCTCAAACATCATCACGATTAGTAATCATGATTATAAGAGTGGTGAAAAAGTTAAGTATAGTGTAGTTGGAACTGTTGCTGAAGGTCTGACTGATAATACTGAATATTATGTAACTACGATTGACAAAGATTCCTTTAGACTGTCTGCAGTTGGAGTCAGTTCTGATAAGGAGTTTTTCTATAGAACTAAGCAATATGCAGATATTAACTCTGTTGGTGTAGGAACTCATACGTTCAACTATCCAGCAATTACAGCAACTTTAGTCGGTGATGTTGGTATATCCTCTGTTGGCACTCAGGAATTTAAAGCATCTATTCAACCAATTGTAAGAGGTCAGATTACTTCGGTTCACCTTGAAAGTAATGGTGTTGGATATGGTTCTTCCGAAATCTTAAACTTTGATCGTCAACCAACAATTACTATTGGCAGTGGAACAAACGCTCAAGTAAAACCAGTTATAAGCAACGGAAGGATTGAGCAAGTTATTATTTTGAATAGTGGTTCTGATTATGTCTCTACTCCTGACTTAAGAATTACTGGAGATGGTATTGGCGCAGTATTAGTCCCAATCACCACTAATGGAGCTCTTACTGAAGTAAGAGTATTAGAACCAGGCGCAGGATACTCTGAAGATACTACTAGAGTATTGGTAGAAAATACTTTTGATTTAGAACTTCAACCAGAGTTCTACTCTAATTTAAAAACTTGGAGAGTAAACTCCTTTGAAAAGAACTTCCCATTCTTTACAAAGGACGATGGTTCTATCAGACTTGGTAATAATGAACTTCAATATACTCACCTTTATGCTCCTAGAGTTTTAAGAGAAAGTAACTATGCTGTAGATGCAGAAGGAAATATTCTTTACGGCGTTAGTGATCTAAGGAAAGTTAATAGTATTGAGGTTGACTCGGAACAACACTCACCAATTTTGGGATTTGCCTATGATGGTAATCCAATTTACGGACCATATGGATATACCACTCAAACTGGTGGTGCTGTAGTTCAGATGAGATCTGGATACTTCCTTGATCTCAAGTCTGGTAGACCCCCTCTGTCCATATTCCCAGAAGGATTCTTTGTTGAGGATTACACTCACAAAAAGACCACTGATGTATCTTGCCTCGATGAGAACAACGGAAGATTCGGTGTAACTCCTGAATATCCAAACGGAACTTACGCTTACTTCATGACAGTCAATAATTTACAGACTGAAGCATCTGGAGTGTTTGAAAAGTATAAGAAACCAACCTTCCCTTACATCATTGGTGAAAACTATCACTCTGTACCAAATGAATTTAACTTTGATCTTGCGTCAAACCAAGATGACTTTGACTTTGGTGCAAATGGTCTCCGTAGAAACACCGACCCACTTAACTTAATTGAAGGAAATAGAGAGTATCCCTATGTTTCCATTCCTAACAAACTTAACCAGACAGCAAAAATAACTGCTGCTGCACCAGGAACAGTTGATTCTATTGGAATTTTGACCGGTGGTACTGGTTATAGAGTGGGAGATACTCTTAACTTCAATAACACCAACACTGGTGGAGATAGTGCTTACGCTAAGGTCAGCAAAGTAAAAGGAAAACCAATCTCCAATATTAGTGTTGCATCTAGTTCTATTAGTGGTGTAGAAGTATATCCAAAGGCGTCTGGTCTTTACGAAGTTGTTTGTGACAACCCACATGAGTTTAGCAACTTAGATATTGTTACTATCACCGGTATTTCCACAAATGCTAGTGGAATTGAAGGAACTTATATTGTAGGCATCTCTTCTAACGTACTCCGTATGGCGGGCGTTGGAACAACTGCGGTCGCAATCGGCACTGAAGGTGTAACTGGTTTGGTTACTCACTTTAGTGTAACAGGTGATATTCTTGCAACCAAGGTAAATGATGTCCTGGGTATCGGAACTGAGAAAGTTAAAGTCCTCAATGTAGACTTTGAAAACTCTAGACTCAGGGTTCTTAGAGCGGTTCGTGGAACTGTTTCTGCTGCACATACAATTGGTAAGTTCTTGATTGAAGATTCTCGTAATTTTGATATTAAAACAGGAATCACTTCAACATATAAGTTCAGAAGAAATGAGCAAGTATACTTTGATCCTAGCGAAACTGTTGGTTTAGGAACCACTGCTGGAGTTGGCATCGGTTCTACATTATCCTTTGCTAATCCAGGTGCAGGAATTACTCAGAAGTTCATTCCAACCAAGTCTCTCTTCTTCAAGAATCATAACTTTAAGACTGGCGACCAACTGACATATTCACCTGGAAATGGTGGAACTGGTCTCTACGTTCAGGATGAAACAAATGTAGGTGTAGGAACCACTCTGACTAGTGGACAAAAACTATTTGTTGCTAAGATTGATGATGACCTCATCGGAATTGCAACTGTAAGAGTTGGATTAGGAACAACTGGAACTTTTGTTGGAGTTGCTGCATCTCATAGAAACTCTTCGACTCTATTCTTTAAAGGTGTTGGTGTTGGTAACACTCATAGTTTCACAACCAATCATACTGTAATTACTGGAGAATCTAAGAAAAACACAGTCACAGTCACCACAACTGAGGCACATGGTATTAGTGCTAAGCACAGAGTTGATGTATCAGTCAATCCAAGAACAGAACAAACTGTAGTTGTAAAATATAATGACTACAATAGAAATCTTATTTTCAACCCTCTTGGTTTCTCCTCCACTGGTATTAATACTTCTACTGGTGCAATCTTCATTCAGGACCACAACTTATCCAGTGGCGATAAAGTAATTTACAACGTTGGTGTTGGAAGCGATGTTTCAAGTGGACTGACAAATGATAAGGTTTACTATATCACTAGAGTTGATGATGATAACTTTAAGTTATCAGATAGTTACTATAACGCTACAAGAGATATTCCTGTAACAGTTGGAATTGCTAGTACTGGACTCACTGGTGGTAACATCAACCCAATTAACCCACCAGTCACACTGTATAAAGACTCCATCGTAACCTTTGACCTTTCAGATGCTACTCTTGGATATTCTGTATTGGGATCTGATTACCCTGCGTTTGACTTTAATCTCTACAGAGATAAAGATTTTGAAGTCCCCTACACTGGTTTTAATCTAGTTAAGTCTGGTCAGGTAGGTTCTGCTGGAGGTAAGGCAGTATTAACTGTTAACTCAAGTCTGCCTGAGATTCTCTACTACAATGCTGATTTAATTTATGATTCAACCTTACCTACAATTAAGGCTGAAAGAACAGTAGATACTGATGTAATCTCTGGAAATGAAATTGCTATAACAGATAGCATGTACAATGGTAATCATAGAATCATTATTGGAACCACCACATCGTTCTCTTACGATTTGCCTGATGTTCCTGAGAGTGTATCCTATGCTTCAACTACATCTACACTTCTGTATGAAACTGACTGCGATCATACGAGAGGTTCAATTGCTAAGATCGACATTATAAATCCTGGAAAGAATTATTACGCACTGCCAGGAATCAATACACTTACTACCAATGGCGGTATCGGTGCAATATTAGAAGCACAAAGCACTACCATTGGTGCCCTTAAGTCTGGTTCAATCCAAGACATTGGATTTGGTCTGCCTTCAGATTCTACCCTGAGACCAAGACTTCTGTTCCCACAGACTATTCGCATTGAACCACTGGCGACATTTGCCCAAGTAGGAATCACTTCTTTTGGTAGAGGATTCTCAATCACTCCCAAACTGGTTGTTATTGATGGTCAAACTAATCTGCCTATCAATGATGTAGACCTTAGAATGACTCTTGGAAGTTCTGAAGTTGAGATCTTTAAGAATACAAACGGACTGTCCAATGTCACTCCTACAATTATTCCAACTGGAACTGACTCTGGCGTAGGTATCAGCACGATTGAATACTTCCCTGCAACCAAAGATGCACTGATTACCCTTTCTGTAGGATTCAGCACAGCAAATAGTTTCCCCTTCGCTGTCGGTGATAAGGTCCTTGTAGAGAACGTAAGTGTTGGAGTTGGTTCTACAGGTACAAACTTTAACTCTGCTGGATACGATTACAAGTTATTTGAGTTGACTGAAGTCACTCCTAATCTTGGTGGAATCGGATCTGTCAGATTCAACATGAACAACCTGTTCAAAGCGAATCAAGTTCCAGGTCAGTTTGACGCTGTAAACTCTGCAGGAAGAATCACTGCACAAAAACACTTCCCCATCTTTGAATCTTTCTTAGAACTCAACGATTATATTGTTGGTGAAACTGTCACCTCTGGTTCTAAGACTGGTAAAGTTGAAGATTGGAATCCAATCACTTCTATCGTCAGGATATCCTCTGATGATGATTTTGTAGTTGGAGAGAAAATTACAGGTAAATCCTCTAACGTTGTTAGTGTTGCCTCTTCTGTTACTTCGTTTGAATCGTATCTTAACTATGCTGCAACTTCTAAAGTTGTTAGAGGATGGCAAGATGACTCTGGAGAACTTAACTACAATCTTCAAAGAGTTCAGGATAACTTCTATTATCAGAGATTCTCCTACTCTCTGAAATCGGAAATTCCATATGACACCTGGAATGACGTTGTTTCTGCAACTAACCATACTTTAGGTTATAAGAAATTCTCTGACTATCAGTTGGAATCAACTAACTCCAATTTGATGAAGGTTGGTCTTTCTACTGAACTTGGAACTGTTGATACTGTAAATGACCTTACTGGATTTGGTAATCTCAATTGTGTTGCCGATTTCGACCTTGTTACAGAGAACAATATTAACTCGGGAACAATTTCCGATGAGATGGTATTCGCTAACAGAATTCTTTCTGATTACTTTGAGTCTGTCGGAAACAGAGTTCTTTCGATTGATAATTTCCAGAATCAGTTCAATAGTGAACCAAGACCTACACCTTTCAGTGTTGTCAATATCTTTGATTTGACAAAGAGAGCACACAAATTTATCACTTATGTAAGAGATAAGAGATTCACTGCACAGAGACAACTGCTTATTGTTGATTTACTCAACGATGGTTCTAATGCTTATATGAACCAGTATGGCAGAGTAGAAACTGCATACGACCAAGGTTCATTTGATTTCTCTATCACTGGTACTGAAGGACAATTAACCTTCTTCCCAACCAAATCTTCGGTTAATGATTATGAGGTTACTACGGTTGACTACAACTTATTGACAACTCTCGCTGGAGTCGGTAACACAAATATCGGTGGTATTGTTGATGTATCCACCGCAAGCACACATATTAACAGCGGTACAACTAAAACAATTGTATCGATTGCAAATACATACACCTCAGCAAAAGTTCTTGTTAATGTCAATGCAGATATTAACTCAAACAAATATGAAATGGTTGAGTTAAACATCGTTCATGATGGAACTAATGTTGAACTCCTTGAATATGGAAGATTGACCACAGGTGGATTTGCTGAATCTTCTGAATTAACTGGACTTGGAACCTATCACCCTTACATTGATGGTTCTAATCTGAAGGTTGATTTCGTACCTAATGTTGGTATTGCCACCACTGGCGTTGTCAATACAATGGCAGTTGGACTTGCTACTGCAACTTCTACTGGTATCTCAACCATATCACTTAAGAGGTCTGATTTTGAAGGAAGAGTAACATCGATTAGTGCATCTGGTTCTCCAGGTATTACTACAGTTGCTTCCTACACTGGACCGTTTGATGGTGCATATCACCTCGTACAGGTCACTGACACAACAAACCACAGAGTTCAGTTGTCTGAATTGGTTGTAGTTGATAGTTTTGTGGATACGTCTAATCCATATGACGTATTCTTTACTGAGTATGCGAATATTGAGACTCACGCTGGACTTGGAACATTCGGTACTTTAATTGATTCAAACGGAACCACATCCCTGGTGTTTACGCCAGAAGCGAGTATCAATGCAGTCGTCACTGTATTCACTAATTCACTCTCCTTAACTGTCACTGACGCATCCAGTCCAAGTGTTATAGATTTCAGCAATGGAACAATTCAGACTGAAGATGGTTCCTATCAGGGAACTGATTCAGACATCAAGAGAGCATTCGGATTAACTCATGATAATAATGAAATCTTTGAAAGATACTTCGTTGGAAATGATAGCAACATTGTTAGTGTAGACAATAATACAATTAAAATTCCTAATCACTTCTTCGTAAGTGGTGAAAAAATCAAATATCATCATGTTGGCACTGCTTCCTCTGCGGTTGGCGTTGGCACTACATCCTTCACCGGTGTAGGAAATACCACATTCTTACCTGAAGAGAATATCTTTGCAATCAAGGTTGATGATAATACAATTAAACTTGCTACTAGTGCCGCAAATGCACTTCAGGAAGTTCCCATTGCAGTTGAACTTGAAAGCGTTGGTATTGGAACTTCGCATAGATTCGTAGCAACCAATCAAAATGCTAAGGTCATGGTTGCCATTGATAACGTTTTACAGTCTCCTGTTGTTGCTACGGCAGTTACAACTGGTATCTCTACAAACGTCACGATATTTGATGAACAAGTTAAGTTTAGTGGTATCACATCATTCTTCGGATCTGACTTGATTCAAATTGGTGATGAGATTATGAAGATTGAAGGTATTGGTATTGGAGTTACCAATGCTATCAGAGTTCGTAGAGGATGGTTGGGAACCAGACCTGGTGCCGCTGATACTGGTGCTTTGGTGACAAAAGTAACTGGTAATTACAATATCGTTGATAATGTTCTCAACTTTGTTGAGGCACCTTTCGGTAATACTCCTATCGGTTCTACAACCAACCCACCTGACGAAAGAGATTTTGTCGGAATTACCACAAGTTCAAGTTTCCAAGGCAGAACTTTCATAAGGTCTGGTATTACTGGCAGTTCTAACAACTCTTACAGTAAGAACTATATCTTTGATAATATTAACAGTGGTTTCAACGGAACTACAAGTCAATTTACATTAAAACAATCGGGTTCAAATGTAACTGGAATTGAAGATGAAAATGCAGTTATCCTAATCAATGACATTTTCCAAGTTCCATCTTCGACCAAAGATTATACCCTAACTGAAACTTCAGGTATTACCTCCATCACATTTAACGGTTCTTCCCCACAAACTCCTCTTGGACCTGATGTTGGTATTTCCAGTTTCCCCAAAGGTGGTGTAATCGTATCCGTTGGTTCTACTGAAGGATTTGGATATCAACCTCTAGTTGCTGCTGGTGGAACCGCAATCATTTCTGGATTCGGAACTATCTCATCTATCAGCATTGGTAACAGTGGTTCTGGATATAGAGCTGGTATTCAGACAACTGTCAATGTTGGCGTTGGAACCTCTAGCACTGGCACAGGCAATATTCAATTCGTTGGTGTTGCTTCTATCAGTAACGGTAACATCGTTAGTGTCGCGATCACAAACCCAGGAGTAGGTTTCACTCACACCAACCAACCATTTGTAGTATTTGATGCTCCAGCATCTTACTCTGATATGCGTCTGTTCTACAGTTCTTCTTCTGTTGCTGGAGTCGGAACTGAAGCAGTTGCAGATGTCGTAGTTGGTAATGGTTCTAGTGTAATTGACTTTGAAATTAAGAAGACTGGTTATGGTTATAGAGAAGGTGCAATTCTTACCGTTGCTATCGGCGGAACGACAGGAATTCCAACTACATCTTCTTTCTCTGGAAATGAATTCCAAATCACCGTTGATGAAATTGCAGATGACAAATTTGCTGGATGGTCTGTAGGAACCTTACAGGTTCTTGACAATATTGAAGACTTGATTGATGGTGCTAGAAAAGACTTCCCACTCAAATTGAATGGAGCAATCACCTCGATTGTTTCTGCCCCAGGTTCTAAGATTGATGTTCAAGATGTATTGATTATCTTTGTCAATGATGTTTTACAAGAACCAGGTGCAGGTTACGAATTTACTGGAGGAAGCACCCTCACCTTTACTGAGGCACTGAAGGTCGGTGATAAGGTAACAATCATCTTCTACAAAGGAAATGGTGACAGCGATGTTATCTTTAGAGATGTCATTGAAACTGTCAAGAAAGGTGATACACTGCAACTCAAGCATATGGCAGGAGTTCAGGCACAGAGTCTTGATGAAGATGAAAGAAGTGTATTGAATGTTCTTTCAACTGGTAACGTTGCAACCAACCCTTACGCTGGACCAGGAAATACAAATGACGTAACTCTGTCAAGACCAGTTACCTGGTGTAGACAGACTGAAGATAAGATTATTGAAGGTATTCCTACAGGTAAGGACAGAGAGTTGTATGAACCAGTTATTAACCCAACCTCATACATCATCAAGAATGTTGGTGTTGGTTCTACTGCTGTATACGTTGATACACTAAGACCTCTGTTCAATCCACAAAACGAGGCATCTTCACTTTCGTTCCAGAACAAGATTAAGTTCATTCCACAAGAACCTAAGGTTGGTGCATCCGCAACTGCCGTAGTCTCTGGATTTGGAACTATCTCGTCTGTCGTGATATCTGATGGTGGTGTTGGATACAGCACGGCGACTGTAAGTTTTGGTTACACTTCTGCATCTAGAGCATTTGGCACCGTCACGATTAGTGCGGGTGGAACTGTAACTGGTGTTGCAATTACCTCCCCTGGTGTTGGTTATACATATACAAGCGTGCCTACTGTCCTCATCTCTCCTCCAGGTCACACCGAAGAGGCGTGTAATGTTGATAGTTATGCTGGTGATAATGGTATTGTTGTTGGATTTGGAACTACCGCTGGTCCAAAACTAATCTTTGATATCCATGTTCCATACGACTCGTTCCTTAGAAACAGTGTTGTTGCGGGAACTGCTGTAACAATCACCTCCATTCAGGCGAATGATTACTTCATGATTAAGAAGTCCAACGTCGGTGTTGGTTCTACATTCGTAGACGGAATATATGAAGTCGCTAGTGTAGAAACTTTGACCAGAGATGTTGTTGGAGTATCGACGACAGTCAAGAGATTGTTTGTTGATGCTACCAGCGTTCCTTCAGGATACTCCTCTGGAATCACAACTTCCGATACTGGATTTGGTGACTTTAGTTGGGGAAGAATTGACCTTGCGTCAAGAAGCGTCCAAACATCATACACAGCATACACATCTGGTATAACTACTTCGACTAGAGTGGTTAGAACTAACTTCTTAAAGTCTAAAAATTATACCGCAAACTCCTAATAAATAAAGAAAAACTCTGTCCAAAATGGCTGCTATTATAACGGATCAGATTAGGATATTAAACGCAAAGAATTTTATTGCTGGTGTTAACAACTCCAGCAATTCTTATTATTCTTTTGTTGGTTTGCCTAATCCTACAGATTATCAAAGTGATTGGGATACTGATCCTCCTGCACCAAAAGATAATTTTGATCAAGAGAATGACTATTGGGATACAATGGTCGCTTTGAAGAAGATTAATACTGCTGATGCAAGTCAAGTGGTTCCAAAGAGAACTTGGAGTTCTGGAACTTCGTATGACATGTATCGTCATGACTATAGCAGAACTAATACAGCGAAGGTTTCTGGTTCTACATCATTATATCTTGCAAACTATTTTGTAATGAATAGTGATTTCAGAGTTTATATCTGTTTGCAAAATGGGATGGATCCTGATAATCCCACAGGAAGAGCATCTTTGGATGAACCAACTTTTACTGATTTAGAACCCAGAAGCGCAGGCACTAGTGGTGATGGTTATGTTTGGAAGTATCTTTACACGATTAAACCAAGTGAAGTTGTAAAGTTTGAGTCCACTCAGTACATGCCAGTTCCAACGGACTGGACAACTGCATCTGATAATGCAGCAGTAAGAGATAACGCTGTTGATGGAAGTATCAAAACTGCAATCATTACCAATCGTGGTGTTGGTTTAGGGACTGCAAATGCAACCTATACTGGAGTTCCAATCAAAGGAGATGGAACTGGAGCAGAGTGTACGATTGTTATCAACGGAAACCAGCAGGTAGGACAAGTTATTGTTTCTAGTCAAGGTTCTGGTTACACTTATGGTAATGTTGATTTAGTTGCTGGTGGAGTTCCAACAGGAACCACGAGACCTACTTTTGATGTAATCATTCCTCCTCAGGGTGGACATGGTGCAGACATCTATAGAGAATTGGGAGCATATAACGTTCTTCTGTATTCCAGAATTGAAAACGATAATGAAAATCCAGATTTTATTACTGGAAACCAGATTGCAAGAATCGGTGTTGTAGAAAATCCTGCACAGTTTGGTTCGTCTACAATTCTGTCTTCGGATAAAGCATCTGCAGTCAGCGCCCTTAAGTTGGTCGGTACTGGATATAGCACCGCTACATTCACGGCAGATTCTTACTTCACTCAAACAGTTTCTACTGGGTCTACTGCAGTAGGAAGAGTTGTTAGTTATGACCAGACAACAGGGGTGCTTAAGTTCTGGCAAGATAGAAGTGTTGCTGGATTTAATACTGTAGGAACTGCACAAACTCAACCTACGTATGGATTCGATTTGACAGAGTTTACCTCTTCACCAGGAGCAGGTGGTAACTTAACAATTACTCCATCTTCAGGGTCTAATTTAGGTATCGATACTAACTTCTCAGGTATATCAACCGTAATAAATAATCGTACATACTATCTTGGTCAGAGTTTTACGAGTGGTGTTGCCAATCCTGAGGTGAAAAAACACTCTGGAAATATTATCTACGTTGACAACAGACCATCTATCACCAGATCGTCGAACCAAAAGGAAGACATAAAAGTTATTTTGCAGTTCTAAAGAATTATGCCACAGCAGACGAATCTAAACGTAGCGCCCTACTTTGACGACTTTGATCCCGCTAACGATTACCACAAGGTATTATTCAAACCTGGTTATCCTGTTCAGGCAAGGGAATTAACATCCCTACAGTCTATACTGCAAAATCAGATTGAGAAGTTTGGTCAGCACTTCTTTAAAGAAGGTGCAAAGGTTATTCCTGGAAATACTTCCTACACAAGGTTGTATTATGCAATCCAGTTGGACAATAACTTCCAAGGGGTTCCTGTAGCTGCTTACGTTGACCAATTAATTGGAACGACAATTACAGGTGCTAGATCTGGAGTAACTGCTGTCGTCGATAGCGTCGTCTTACCAGAAGATTCTGAAAACGGTAATATAACTCTTTATATCAACTATCTTGGTTCTAGTACAACCAATAATCAAACACAAACATTTTTCGATGCAGAAAATTTAACCTGTAATGAGGTTATTATTTCTGGACTGCTTGGTAATACAAATATTCCAGTTGGTTCTGCTTTTGCTAGTACAATCGCATCCAACGCTGCTGCTACTGGTTCTGCATTCTCCGTAGATAATGGTGTCTACTTTGTAAGAGGTAATTTTGTCAATGTAGATAGAGAAACTTTAATTCTTGACCAGTACAGCAATACTCCAAGTTATAGAATCGGTTTCTTTGTTGATGAAGAGATTATCACAGCAGACCTAGATGAAACGTTAAACGATAATTCCCAAGGATTTAATAATTACGCTGCTCCTGGTGCGGATAGACTTTCTATCAGTTTAAGTTTATTCAAAAAACCCTTAGATGATTTTGCTGATGACAACTTCATTTTACTTGCAACTGTAATTAACGGTGTCCTCCAAATCAGTTCTCAAAAATCTCTTTTTGGTGGAGATTCTGGTTATAACAATGTTATCGATACTCTTGCGAGAAGAACTTTTGATGAGTCTGGACATTACTATGTAAAACCTTTTGATGTATCTGTTGTAGATTCGTTAAACGACTTGGTAGGCAATAATGGTGTCTTTAATGATGGGCAATTTACTCCTGGTGGACAAACTCCTACCGATAATCTCGCTCTGCTCAGAGTTTCTCCTGGTAAGGCGTATGTAAAAGGATATGAGTGTGAAACTCTTAACACGACTTTCATCGATGTAGACAAACCAAGAACTACAAAAACTATTGAAAACCAAGGTTTTACCTATAACACAGGTCCAACCTTCAAACTGAACAGCGTTTATAGAACACCTACGGTTGGAGTTGGTAATACTTTTGTTGTAAGTTTACGAGATCAAAGAGTTGGTGTCAATTCTGAAACTGCACCTGGAAAAGAAATTGGTCTTGCAAGAGTATATGACTTTAGATTAGAGTCTGGAACTTACAGTGCTACCAATGCAAATACAAATCAGTGGGACCTCGCTCTGTATGACGTACAGACCACTACTGAAATTGCACTGAACCAAGCACATACTCTCACTGTTCCTACTTTCGTTAAGGGTAACTCTAGTGGTGCAACTGGATTTGTAAGATATCCAGTAAGCGCAGGAACCGCTGTTACCGTTTATGATAGCAAAGGCACATTCGTAGTAAACGAAAAACTCTCGTTCAATGGACTTGAGAATGGAAGAATTGCAATTGCCGTAACCGAGAACAAAATTTCCAATGTGAAATCTGTATATGCTACTTCTAACACCTTAGATTTAGCAGACGGTATCACTGGAGTAAACACTTTTAGTGCTAACGTTCTTCAGTCTAATAAATTTGTTGTTGGTATTGCTACCATCAGTCCTAAGTCTGGCGGAGTAAGCACGATTACAACCGGTAATAATCTGTTCCCAGGAACCGTTGTTAAAGAAAACGATTTAGTAAGATACACTGACACAACAGCAGGACTCACCGTAGATCCTATTGTTGCTAGAGTTACTAATGTAGGAACTTCAAATGTAACTATTGAAGGTGTTGCTACTGTTTCTGGTATCGCAAGTGGATTCTTGCCAGCATCTACGCTGAGTGTTACCGACTTGGAAGTTCTTACTACTGAACTTGCTCCATCTTCGGACAGCACTTTATTCACTCCACTACCAAAACCAAACGTAGCAGCAGTCGATCTTGCTGAAACTACGTTTACCATTAGAAAGACTTTCAGCGTAGATATTGTTGACAACCAACTTTCTGTTGCTGCAGCAGCAGGCACCAATGAAACATTCCTTCCCTTCGATGATGAGAGATATACTCTTATCAGGTCTGATGGTGTTACAGAGGAACTGACTGCCGATAGATTTGAAATCTCTGCAGATGCAAAGTCTCTTCAGATTAGAAATCTTGGAACTGACAATACTGGTGCAACTCTGACCGCTACCTTGAGAAAGGTAAATGCAACCTCAAAGGTAAAAATTAAAAATAGAGTAAAGTCTATTATCGTCGATAAATCTAGACTTGAGGGTTCTGGTATCGGAACAACCACTCTTAATAATGGACTGACTTTTGGAAACTATCCATACGGAACTAGAGTTGAAGATGAGATAATCTCCCTCAACGTCCCAGATATCATCACGATTCAGGGAATCTACGAATCTGCAGATACCTCGACTGCAAGTGCTCCTAAGGTATCTCTTCTTAATATCATCAGTCCATCCACGACCACTTCCGATTTACTGATTGGAGAAAGAATTACAGGTCAAACTAGTGGTGCTGTAGCAATTATCGCTGAGATTGTAGACGCATCTACTATCTCCTTTGTTTATAAGAACGAATCTGTATTTTTAGAAGGTGAAACTCTCGACTTTGATGAATCTGGCAGCACTGCCAGAGTCTCTGTCTTAACAACACCAAGTTTTAATGTATCCTCAAACTATACGTTTAGAACTGGTCAAGAGGAAACCCTATATTCTTATGGAAGCGTCAGAAGAAAAATCAAGAGTAGCGCACCTGTAAAGCAGTTAAAAATCTATTTTACATCCGCCTCGTTTGATTCAACTGATAATGGCGATATCGTAACGGTAGAATCTTATAAGAATTTTGATTACTCCACAGAAATCAAGACTGTTGCTAATTACAGAAATACTGACATCATTGATTTGAGACCAAGAGTTTCTGAATATACTGTTGCTGAGGGTGCTAGATCTCCTCTTGAGTTTGCTGGCAGAACGTTTAACGCATCTGGTCAGTCTGTAAATAACATCTTGGCGTCTGACGAGAACATTATTGCTGATGTTGACTACTACCTGGGTAGAATTGACAGACTGTTCCTTTCTAAAGATGGAAGATTCCAAGTTGTTTACGGAACTCCCTCTGACAATCCTGTACAACCTAACCCTGTAGACGATGCGATTGAAATTTGTAGTTATGAGTTGCCACCATACCTCTATAATGTTGGAGATGTTAAATTAGCATTTAACCAGCATAAGAGATTCCGTATGCAGGATATCAAGAAACTTGAGGATAGAATCAAGTCTCTTGAGTACTATACAACTCTCTCCTTACTAGAGAAAGAAACTGCAAATCTGTTTATTGCTGACTCTGAAGGTTTGAACAGATTTAAGTCTGGTTTCTTTGTTGATAACTTCTCCGGATTCCAAACTCAAGAAGATAGTGCTGATATCAAGAACTCTATTGATAGAAAGTATAGTGAACTGAGACCAAGACATTATACCAATTCAGTTGATATGATTCTTGGTCCTGTTGTTGATAGAGATACAACTTTAGATTCTAGTGTTGCACCTATCGAAGGCAATAACGTTAGAAAAAATGATGATATTGTAACTCTTGATTATGCTGAAGTTGAGTATATTAAGCAAGCATTTGCAACTAGAACTGAAAGTGTCACTCCTTTCCTGATTAGTTTCTGGAACGGTACTATGGAGTTGACTCCAGCTACCGACAACTGGGTTGATACAACTCGTTTAGAAGCAAAGATTATTCAGCAAGAAGGTAATTACACTGAGACCTTCAACACCATGGTTGAAAATGGTGAGATTGATCCTCAAACTGGATTTGGTCCTATCCTCTGGGATTCTTGGGAAACTAACTGGGGTGGAGTTACAGAAGAAACCACCACTAGAACTAGAACTATCAATGGTGGACCTGGTGAAATTCATCGTCAAGGACATGGTGGAAGAGCAAGACAAAGAAGAGAAACCAGAACTGTTACTGATAGAACAATCGAAGAGACATTTGTAAGCAGAGTTCAGTCTGGTGTTCAGTCTAGAAATGGAACTAGAACTATTGTCACTGAAGAGTTTGATACTAATTCTCTTGGAGACAGAACTGTCAGCAGAGATTTGATTGCAACAATGAGATCTAGAAACGTTGAATTCGTTTCTAAGAAGATGAAACCACTCACAAGATTGTATGCATTTTTCGATGGAGTGGATGTCACGAAGTATTGTGTACCTAAACTTCTTGAAATTTCCATGACTAGTGGAACCTTCCAAGTCGGAGAGACTGTAGAAGGTAGAATGATTAGAACTGGTCTCGCTGAAGAGTCTAATGAGACCTCTCCTAAGATTACTTTCAGAGTTGCTCAAATTAATCATAGAGAAGGTGCTTACAATAGTCCAACCAAAACTTTCCGTGATAACCCTTACACCAATCGTCCTCTTTCTAATGCATATTCTTCAACTTCAAATATTCTGAACGTTGATACTCTTTCTCTTTCCGAACAAGCACAGGGAGAGTTCTTTGGACATGTTCAAACTGGAATGACATTCGTCGGAAAGACCAGTGGAGCACAAGCAACTCTGGATGACGTAAGACTTATCTCTGACATTTCCGCTACAGTTATCGGAAGTCTGTTTATTCCTGATCCAAATAACGTTAACTTCCCCAAATTTGAAACTGGAACTAAGACGTTTACGCTTCTGAATGACCAAGATAATAATCAAGATCTTGCTTCCACTATTGCTGAAGAGAACTTCACTTCTTCGGGAACCCTGGAAGTTCTTCAGGAGAACATTCTCTCTATTAGAAATGCTAGAGTTGAGCAGAAGAGAGAGTTCCAGGATAGAAACGTTGAGCAGACTCTTGGCACTGAACTGGTTAATACTAACGTTCTTAGTGAATCTCAGAGAACTCAAACCATTATCACCTGGTATGACCCACTTGCTCAGTCCTTCTTAGTTGAAGATGAGACAGGTTGTTTCCTTACCAGTTGTGATGTGTTCTTCAGAACAGTTGACGACGGAGATACTCCTGTTGTATTCCAACTGAGATCTATGGATAATGGTCTCCCCACAACTAAGGTTCTGCCTGGTTCTGAGATTGTTTTAGATCCATCTGATATCACCACTTCCTCTGATGGTTCTGTCGCTACAAACGTTCAGTTCAAATCACCTGTTTATGTTGAGGGTGGTAAGGAGTATGCAATTTGCTTAGCGTCTAACTCTACCAAGTATACTGTTTATATCTCTAGAATCGGTGAGAATGATCTGTTAACAGACACATTCATTTCTAGCCAACCTTATCTTGGTTCTTTGTTCAAGTCACAGAACAATACCACATGGGAACCAAGTCAGTGGGAAGACCTTAAGTTTACTCTGTATAGAGGAGACTTCGTTGAAAGTGGTAGTATTGAATTCTACAATCCTGAACTTACACAGGGTAACGCTCAGATTGCTAAGTTGCTTCCCGATCCTATCTCTATCGCATCTAAGAAGATTAGAGTTGGTCTTGGAACCACTGTCGCTGATAATGGATATGAGATTGGTAATACCTTCTTCCAAGACGGTACAAACGCCACAGGAGACCTTGTAGGCACCGCTGGTTCCGTAACAGGTACTCTGTCGGTATCTAACGCTGGTCTTGGTTACACACCTGCTAGCGGTTCCTATACGTTCGCTGGTGTCAATCTCGTTACACTTACGGGTAGTGGTAGAGGTGCAACTGCAGAAATCAGCGTCCTTAACGGTGCTATCGTTGCCTCTGGTGCAACCATCACCACAGGTGGTTCTGGTTATGCTGTAGGAGATGTTCTTGGAATTTCTACTATCGGTATTGCTACCATCGGTAGAGATGCAAAACTCACCGTAACTGGAATTGGAGTTACAAACGAACTTATCCTTGATAATGTTCAGGGCAATTTCGTTGTTGGTACTGGCAAGTCGATGAACTACTTCAACAGCGTTGGAGTTGCTCAGACATTAAATAATGACCTTCCTGGCGCTCCTGGTGGAGATGTTCAAATTTCCTCTATCGTTACTATTAACGATGGTCTGCATATGAACATCAGTCATAAAAACCATGGCATGTACTTCAATGGTAATAGTGTCAAACTGTCTGGTGTAAAACCAGATATCAAACCAACCACTCTTACTGCAGCATATCCAGCAGATTCCACTAGCGGTATTACAGTTGGACTTGGAGCAACATTCGCTACCTTTGAAAATGTTGGAGTTGGAACCACTAATGTCGGTTTACTGCTTATCGGTGATGAAGTCATTGAATACACTAATGTAACTGGAAACACCATCGGCGGAAACATTGTCAGAGGAGATAATCCTAAGACGTATCCTGCAGGAACTCCAGTATTCAAGTATGAGATGGGTGGAGTAAGTTTGAATCGTATCAATAGAACTCATGCTTTAGGTGATGTAACTGAGGCAGACCCATTCTCGTTCGATTCTTATAAGGTCAAACTTGATGTAAGTGCAACCACAGGGACCGCTAGAAATACTGATGTTGGATTCCCTCAGTTGCAACTTAATCAATCCAAGTCTACTGGCGGAACTAAGGTCAGAGCGACCCAGAACATGCCATTTGAATTGATGACACCAAACGTTCATAACATGACGGTTCCTGGAACCACTATTACAGGTGAAGTTAGAACAACAACATCTAGAAGTTTCAGTGGAACTGAAACCCCATATCTGAACGCTGGATTTGAAGACATCGTAATCAATCAGAAGAATTACTTTGATTCTCCAAGAATGATTGCATCTAAGATTAATGAAGATGCAAATCTCTCTACACAACCAGGTTCTAAGTCAATGAACATGAGACTGTTCCTCAACACAGTTGATACAAAACTGACTCCTGTCATTGATACTCAGAGAGTAAGTGCTGTGCTTACCTCTAACAGAGTGAACAATGTGATTACTGATTATGCAACCGACTCTAGAGTTGACAGTATTGACGAAGATCCTACAGCATGTCAGTATATTTCTAAAGAAATTATACTTGAAAATTCTGCATCTTCCCTCAAGATTATTCTCGCTGCTCATGTTAATGTTGATGCTGATATCAGAGCGTTCTACTCAATAGCAAATGAACCTGGAATTGAACCTACGTTCTCACCATTCCCAGGTTATTCCAACCTCAATACTAGAGGTGAGGTAATTGCACCACAAAATAATAATGGTGAGTCTGATTCACGCATTATCAAGTCCACTACTTTGGCACAAGATTCTGCTTTGCTTGACTACAGAGAATATACCTTCACCATTGATGAATTACCTGCATTCAAGACTTACAGAATTAAGTTGAATCTTACATCAACAAACCAGTGTTTTGTTCCTAGAATTAAGGACTTGAGAGTGATTGCTTTAGCGTGATGGATTTTTATGAATTAGAAGGTAATAAGGATCTCGCAAGAGATCCTAAAACCAATGCAATTGTTAATGTGAATGGTCTTGACTACACTCAATACCTCTCTACTAAAAATGTTAAATCTGAAAAGAATCAGAAATTACAAACAGTAGAGCAAGATCTTGCTAATATGAAAGGTGAACTTGATGAAATTAAATCTTTACTTAAGGAGTTACTAAATGGATCCCGATCAAATTGAACTTAAAAACTTGTCAAAAAGTTTTGCATATCAACAGATCGCAAGTGATATAGATAATTGTGAAGACCGTGAAATGCTTAAGAATATTGCAAAGTCGTTTGCAAAATTATATTATAAACAGCAAGAAACAATGTCGGTAATAGGACTAGCAGATGCCATCTAAAAATATTACTTTCGATCCAGACGCAGGAGTTCCTTACGGAGTAAACCTGACTATTCAGGGTGGTTCTGATTTCAATGCAAATCTAAACGTTTACACGACATCGAACGCTGCATTTGATCTGACTGGATATACTGGATCTGCAGCAATGTCGAAAAGTGTTGCTGTTGGGGCAACACTAGGAATTACAACATCTTTTACTGTTGGATTTACAAGTGCTTATGATGGCAAAATGAAACTTTCTCTTGGGTCTACATCGACTAGATCTTTGAATGAAGGTAGATATGTATATGATGTTATCGTAGCAGCAGGAGGAACCTTCTACACCCTTGCTAACGGCAACATATACGTTTACAACCCAGTATCATCAGCACCCTAAATACACTTAGGAAACTTGTGGAATAAATGGCGCAACCAGCAAGTAGAACGGATTTAATTAATTATTGCAAAAGGCAACTGGGCGCACCAGTGCTGGAGATTAATGTTGCCGATGAGCAGATAGATGACTTAGTTGATGATGCTCTTCAGTTATTCCATGAGCGTGACTATGATGGAACTATTCAGACTTTCTTAAAGTATAAGATTACGCAGGCAGATATAGACAGAGGTAGAGCAAGAGGAGGAGACAGCACTGCTGGTATTGTGACCACAAGTGCAACTTCTACAATTGACGGACAGTCTGTTACCTTTAACTTTGAAGAGAATAGCAACTACTTGCAAGTTCCACCACAAGTTATTGGTATCACCAAGATTTTTAGATTTGATGGAACTAACACTGTAACGAACAACATGTTCAGTGTTAAATATCAGATGTTCTTGAATGATATTTACTACTTCGGTTCAACGGAAATATTAACCTATGCAATGACAAAGCGATATCTTGAAGATATGGACTTTGCATTGAATACAGAGAAGCAAATTAGATTTAATATGAGACAAGATAGGCTCTATCTTGATATTGATTGGGGATCTGTAAATGTTGATGACTATCTAATTATTGATTGTTATCGCCTTATTGATCCAAATGATTTCACTAGAGTTTATAACGACTCGTTCTTAAAGAGATATCTCACTGCGTTGATTAAGAGACAGTGGGGTCAAAACCTCATTAAGTTCCAAGGTGTTAAACTTCCCGGTGGAATTGAACTGAATGGAAGACAAATTTACGATGATGCAGAAAGGGAATTAGATAAGATTAAGGAGCAGATGTCAAGTACATACGAACTGCCACCTTTAGATATGATAGGATAAGATTATGCTCAATCCATTTTTTACACAAGGTACTACTGGTGAGCAAAATCTTGTCCAAGATTTAATTAATGAACAACTGAGAATGTACGGGGTAGATATCTTTTATCTGCCTAGAAAGTTTCTTACAGAAAATACAGTCATCAGAGAAGTTGTTCAATCTAAGTTTGACACTGCACTTCCTTTAGAAGCGTATGTTGACAACTATGATGAATATTCTGGTGCTGGAAATATTCTATCCAAGTTTGGTGTTCAGTCTCAAGATGAAGTAAGACTGATTATCTCTAGAGATAGATTTGAAAACTATATCACTCCGTTGATTGAGGATCAATCAAACGTTAAACTGTCAACTAGACCCAAGGGCGGAGACCTTATTTGGTTCCCCCTTGATGATAGAATCTATGAAATCAAAGACGTAGAATACGCCAAACCATATTATCAATTACAAAACCTCTATGTTTATGAGTTGTATTGCGAACTCTTCAGAATTGAAGATGAGGTTATTGCAACGGGTATTGAAGATATTGACAATAATCTGATTGGTGAAGACTATGATGGTCTCACTGATGATGGCATCAATACTGTCCAGGGAGCAACTCAAACACTTACATTGGTCGGTGCTGCTTCCACTGCTACTGCAACAGCAGCAATATTCGATGGTGGTGTAAGATTCTTTACTATCACCAACAGAGGTGGTGGTTATAGCAGCATCCCCACAGTTGGCGTGTCTTCCGCTCCAGCAGGAGGGACTACCGCTGTTGGTGTTGCCACTATGATTGGCGGCATTAATGTATGTAATTTGAATGTTAATCCTAAAGACCAGTCTGTACAAGCAGTCAACGTTGTTAATTCTGGTGCAGGATACACTGTAGCTCCTTCCGTTACGTTTAGTGGTGGTGGAACTAATGGTGTTGGTGCTGCAGCAACCACCACTATCGGTGATGGTGTTGTTGGCATCATTACAGTTACTTCTGGTGGTGGAGGATACACCGAGAACCCAGCGATTACCTTTACTGGAGTATCTACGGTATCTGCTGCTGCAACTGCGATCGTTAGTGCTGCTGGAACCATCTCTGCAATTCATATCACTAATGCAGGTCTAGCGTATACAGTTGCTCCTACAATTACGATTGCCGCACCTGCTACTGGTGGTTCTGGAACGTTTGCATTCAACGAAGTTGTCACTGGTTCCGTCAGTGGTACAACAGGAAGAGTTAGAACTTGGAATGCAACAACTAACAATCTCGAACTTGGAACTATTACTGGAACCTTCCTCATCGGAGAGAACATTGTTGGTGCCACATCTGGCGCTTCCTATGAACTTAGAGTGGTTGATGACCAACCTGTTGATGATGGATTTGCAGATAATATTAACATCGAAAGAGAGGCAGATTCTATTCTTGACTTCTCTGAACAGAATCCATTCGGTATTCCCTAAATAAAAACACACAATTGTGTAAGGATTTGTAGGACTAAACTATGTTTGAATATTTTTACAACGAAATTTTGAGGAGGACCATTATATCTTTTGGTACACTTTTCAATGATATCACCATTAAAAAAAGTGATTCCAGTGATGATGTTGTCAGTGTTGTAAAAGTTCCTTTGGCATATGGTCCTACACAAAAGTTCCTTGCAAGATTAGAGCAGTCCCCTGACCTGAACAAACCCTTTGCAATTACATTGCCAAGGATGTCCTTTGAGTTTACTGGTCTTACATACGATCCATCCAGAAAAGTAACAACAACTCAGACTTTCACTGTCAAAGATCCTGACAGTGCAACGGATACAAAAAAATCCTACATGCCTGTTCCCTACAATATGGCATTTGAGTTGAGTATCATGACTAAACTAAATGATGATGCTCTTCAAATTGTAGAACAAATCCTTCCATATTTCCAACCAGCATATAATCTGTCAGTAGAACTGGTTGAAGCAATTCAAGAGAAAAGAGATATTCCAGTGGTGTTAGAGAACATCACCATGTCCGACGAATATGAGGGAGACTTCACCTCAAGAAGAGTCCTCCTCTACACCCTCAGATTTACCGCAAAGACATATCTGTTTGGTCCTGCAACCAAGGTCACCAAGGACATCATCAAAAAGGCGACTATCAATTACGCTACCGGAACAGATTCTTCAAGCACCCTCAGAGAATATTCTTACTCTGTTACACCCAGAGCAATCAAGAACTACGACGGAGATATCGCAACGACACTTGCAGACGATATCACTGCGAAAGTTTCGTACATCGAAGTTGCAGATGCTAGTGGTCTTACTGCTGACTCATACATCGTCATCGGTGAGGAAGAAATGTACATCAAGTCTATCTCCGGTAATAAACTTGCCGTTAGACGTGGAGAGGACAAGACCACAGCAACGGCACATGTTAAAGGTGCAGATGTCGGTAAGATAACTGCTGCTGATAACGCTCTCATCGAAGAGGGTGATGACTTCGGATTCGACGGGACCTTCTGATGACTATGACAAAAAACTTCAACGATCTCAACGAGACCTTTAATACCTCGGATGACATCGTTCAACCAGAAGTAATCGAACGCAAAATAGAAAAGGTTAAAGAAGGTGTCGATGACATCAAAAAGGATTACGAATACACTAGAGGTAATCTTTACTCCATCATCGAAAAAGGACAGGAAGCATTGAACGGTGTCCTTGAACTTGCTCAAGAAAGTGAGATGCCAAGAGCATATGAAGTTGCAGGTCAATTGATTAAAAACGTTGCAGATGCAACAGATAAGTTGCTTGACCTTCAGAAGAAATTAAAGGACGTAGAAGCAGAGGAAAAGGTCAAAGGACCATCTACCGTCAACAACGCATTGTTCGTTGGTTCAACAGCAGACTTGGCAAAGATGCTAAAAGATGGACTTAAGGAGGATCCTAAATAAAGAGGAAGGGAGAGAAATCCCGAAGTATTAAGTACTAATAAAATGTCTAAGGATTTGCCCTCTTATGAGGAATTCGATGGAGACGAAAGTCTACCGTCAATAGAAGATTATATTACAGAAGAGAACGCAGAGGAACTCCCTTCTGTAGAAGATTTTATTGAAGAAGAAAAAGAAGAAGAAGAAGTAATAAGCGAAGAAACTGTAACTATAGAGGATGCTGACGGAAATACTTTTGCAGAAGTAAAGGATATAATTCCACCATTTCCAGAATTAATTCGTCTAATCAATGATGTCAGGGAAGAGATTCCTGATATCCCAGAGATTAAGTATTACGATAAAGAACTTGAGGAACTTGCAGAGCAAATCTCGCAACTTCCTGAAGTAAAGTATTACGATAGAGAAGTAGAGGCAATCTGCGATCAGATTGACTTAGTAAGAACTCAGATTAAAGACCTTCCAGAGGTCAAGTATTATGATGAGCAGGTAAATGCTATTGAAGACAGAATTGATAGTCTTCAAACCGATGTAGCAAATCTACCTGAAGTTAAGTATTACGATGCTGAGATTGAAGCAATCTGCGATGCAATTGATAAAGTCAAAGAATCAATACCTCAGTTTCCTAAGTGGGTCAATGAAGTAAATGAGGTTCCAGACTTCTCTTGGATTGGCAAAACTTTCAGTGTTATTGATGATGATTTTATAAAGGTCAATGATGCTATTGATACATTACAAGAGAATGTATCTATTGAATTAAAGAAAATCTCTGAAGAAAATACGGTCACCCACTTTGAAAACAGAGTGCAGTTTGGCACTGAGGTAAAAGACCTTGATACTAAATTAGAAGAAGAAAAGGGTAAAATTTGGAAGGAGTTGAGATCTTCATCTATGAAGATCTGGGAATATCATAAAACATTTAAAGATGATGACCGCAAACTCAAGAAACAAATTCTTGGGGAATATAATAAACTTAAGGACAATCTTGATAAAAGATTGAAAGAGGTTAATGAAGCCAGTGTTAAAACTGATGAGTTACTTCTTAACTATTTCACTGACTTAAAGGAACAGATTACTGGTATCCCAGAAGTCAAGTATTATGACGAAGATATCAAACATGTACAATCTGATATCAAGAGTCTAAGGCAGGTCATTGAGGATATTAAGTCTACTCAAAAACAACTTCAGGAAGAGAAGAAACTTCTAGCAGAAACTAAT